CTTTGAAAAAGGTAATTTGGGGATTACCGGTTAAATAAACATCTTGAGCGCCATAAGCGACTAATTGAAGAAGACCACCACCCATTTTATTGTTATATTCTTTATACTATAATACAAGAAAAAAAATATAATACTTAAGAATGTATCTGTAATATTTATCTACAACTTAAATTAATGTTTAAAGAGAAAACATCAAAGAAAAGAATACATGTTTCTGAAGATGGCAAAAAACTATTTACATTGGATGTAATGCATGGTAAAATGATAAATAATATTGAAGAAAATATTCAAGTCATAAAAGAACAAGAAAAAATGTATAATTCTTTGATGATAGCTCAAAAACAAATTGAAAATATTATTGCAAAATCAAATACAAGTGATGATAATTATAATGAAATATGGAGTTCAAATATATTTTTGAAAGAAGAAATACAAACCCTTGATGGTTCTATTAAGAATAACAAGAAAAAGTATGATGAAATGGAATATTATACTAATACAAGCGATATTCTATTTAATTATTATGAACTTATTGATAAACAATCAAAAAGTAATAAAAAACATTCAAAACCAATTGTGAAACAAACTAACAAGACTATATTAGATGCATTAAATAACATTTCAAAATGCGATAATATAGAAAAACAAAATGATGATATAATTCATGAATCTAAAACTAAAGATAAAAGTGATTTGGTAGATGAATATCTTACTATAACAAACAAGAATCATATCAAAAAAATTGATAACAGTGGCTTAGAACTATGTAAAAGATGTAATGAACAAATGACTTGTTTTCAACATGATGCTATTATTATTTGTGAAAAATGCGGGTTTCAAGAATTACTTTTAGTTGAACAAAATAGACCAATATTAAAACAAAATGTGAAAGATACATCACATTTCAGTTATAAAAGAATTAACCATTTCCGCGAATGGTGTAATCAAGTACAGGGGAAAGAAAGTACTGATATTCCAAACGAGGTTTTTGAAAAGATTCTTAATGAAATAAAAAAAGAAAAGATATCTAATACCAAAAATATTACCTATTCGAAAATGCGAGAAATTTTGAAAAGACTTCGAATAAATAAATATTATGAACACATAAATTACATTATAAATCGTATAAACGGTATTCCAACTCCCAATTTTTCACCGGAGTTGGAAGAAAAGCTCTTTTTGATGTTTAGAGACATTCAAGGACCTTTTCTTAGACATTGTCCAAAAGATAGGAAGAATTTCCTATCATATAGTTATGTATTATATAAGTTTTTTCAAATACTTGGATTCAACGAATATTTGAGATATTTTCCATTGTTAAAAAGTCGAGAAAAGTTATACGTTCAAGATCAAATTTGGAAAAAAATATGTGAAGATTTGAAATATGAATTTCATCCATCTCCTCTATTATAAATCTCTCATATAGAAAAGTTACAAAAATAATATCATTCATTTATTTATTTAAGGAAAACCCATTAATTTGAAACCAGCACCTAGACCAGCACCTTGTCTAGCTCCGGCAGATACAGCGGGTGCTAATACATCAAGGACAGAAAACACTGCTGCGGCAGTTAAAGCAATTATCATAATTTGTTGCATTGTGTCAAGTTTGGGCTTAGCAATGGCCCAAGCGACAAGTCCAACAGATAAACCTTCTAGTAAATATTTGATTAAACGAACTACTGCTTCATGCATGTCAAATGAATACTCCATTTTTCTTATTATATCTTTATAATATCTATAAAGATTTTTTTTTGATATATCATTTAAAAACTATATAAGATTTTATAAAGTTATTTTATAAAATGGAACCAGCGCAAAATGTTTCAGTAAAGGAACATGATTATCTAGATGAAGATAAATCAATCAGGGGGCAAAACTATGTACTTCTTTCGTTCCTTAGTCCCGAAGATGTTATTGTAAACAAAGAATCTTACTATTTTTCAAAATATATTGAAAAATTTGGTCAAGATATGAAGATGCTTTTTGAAGGTCTACAAACAAAATTTCCCGATTCTCAAGAAATGATTCAAACTATTCAAAACAATCATAATTATCTTTATGACCCTAGTGAAATGAACGAACAATTCAAGTTTTTTAAATCTGTAAATTCTTCTGATATTGAAGCAGATTATCATCGTGATAATAATTTTCAAACTACTATGCGTGGTATTAAAGTAAGAGGAACTTTTGACACAATTGAAGAAGCTAAAAATAGATCAGAATTTCTTAAGAAGATTGACGATAAATTTGATATTTTCATCGGTCAAGTTGGATGTTGGTGCCCGTGGTCCCCAAATCCAAATGATCTTCAAAACCAAGAATATGGAGAAACTCAACTTAATACTCTAATGAAAAAATACAAGGAAAATATGGAAAACAAAGATGAAGTCTTTGAGAAAAGAAAGCAAGAAGCTGTTAATTCTTCATCTACAAATAACACAGATGTTAACAATATCGCAGAAGCTCTTGAAAAAACCGACCCTTGGACTGAAAACAAAGAACTCAAAAATGAGGAAGTGTAAAATTAAACCTTGATTATTTTTCTTTTTTTATTATAATAGATGAAAAGCTTCGCCATATTTCTTTTGTTTGTAGGAACTGTTTTGGTTTTACAAGGATATTATAGTCAACAAAACGAATGTCAAAAACCAAAAACAGTTTTAAAATATGTCCCACGCACATTCTACGAAGAACAACACGGAGGCGATAACAATATTGATGAGTATTATAAAGGAATCTTTGAAGATGAAAATATTAAAACCTAAACCCTTTAATTTTTTTATAGTTATATTATAGATTTTGATTGATTATGACAATCGACTCTTATGATATATTAGATTCTATTTTTGATCATATTCACGAAAGAAAGTCAATTGATCATGTCAAATCTCAATTGATGAAATATGATGAAGAAGTTAAACAAAAACAAAATGAAATAAATGAAAAATATAGGTATTATTTGGAAAATTTTGAATCACTAAGAAATATACAAAATAACGAATATGAAGTCTTTTTGAAAGAAAAACAAGAATTAATCAAAAATTATGAAAAGAAACCATCTCAGGAAGCTTTGTACAAAATACTTGGAAAACAATTCACATATAAACCAATTGAAGATATTTTCACATTCGATATTACTCGTAACAAAAAACTTGATACCGGTATTATTTCCAAACAAAAAGAAAATCCTCGAATAGTCCAATTACCTAAAGAAATGCCTTCTAATATTGATGTCCCAAAACAAGACAAATTTTGGCAATTAGATGACAAAGATCATAAAGATGATACCAAATTTTGGAAAAAACAAAAAGATGCATTTGTACGTACGTTTTATGGTCAAGTTGTAGCATTTGACAATGATGACGCTGATGCCATTTTAGACGGTCAATTATCAAGTATTACTTTAAATTTGTTTCTTGAAAAGCTTATTAAAGACGAAGAACTCAATAATAAATTTGTCTTATTAAATGCAGAATTGTATTATGATTTCAGTATAATGAGAGAAAAAGAAGAAGATTTAGATGACCTTTTACAAGGATATTTGAAAAATATAGACACTGATTGGAACAACAAAAAGGTTATTATCCCTATCAATATAGATAACTCACATTGGATTTCTGGTATCATTGATCCTTTTAAACAAGTTATCTATATACTAGATCCTTATGGTAATGAATATCAAGATGTTGCAGAAAATATACATTTTTTAATAGATTGGTTAGTTGATAAACGTCCTAATTTAACAAAGATAGAATACGACTATGTATTTACTGCTGAAAATCCAATATTGCAAGAACTTGATGATGTAGAGAACTGTGGGGTTTTTACAATTATGTATTTTATATACTATATCAAATATGGTAAATTTCCTACAGAAAAAGATTTTACACATGATGATATTGATGATGCTAGAAAATATATTTATCATATTATAACTAGGGTATTAAAATGTCCACCAGGTAAGAAACTCAATGTTAAAACCAAAAGATGTATTAAGGATAAATAAAAAATTATTATTTATTAAAAGATGAAGTTTAGTTTGATATTCTTCTTTATTGGTTTGGTAACTGGGTTTATTGTCACAAATTTGAAATCATTAGAAAAAACCAAAATTATCAAATATCCAAACCCATTCAATGCAGAAAATTTGGTTTATCAAGGTCTTAGTGGAGATTGTTACAAAGTTAAATCCAAAAATGTAAAATGTACCAGCAAAGTTATTAAACAACCAATAATATAATATTTTTGTTTTTTAGAGGTTCCTTTTGAAAAAGATGAAACGCGATATTACAAATACTATTGTATATAATTTAATGAACACTAGTATCGGTAATTTTCTTTTCAGTTTTTTATGTGGACTTGGAATTTCTGTCCTTTTTAAAAAGGTTTGCAAAGATAATTGTATTCAATATTTTGCACCACATCCAGACGAGTTTATTGGGAAAGTTTTCAAAATAGAAGACAAATGTTTTGAATACGAACCTTATGTCGTTGAATGTGAAGATAAAGAAAATGTTCTTTTACCATATAGTGAATCTGATTCACCTATAAATAAAATCTAAAATGCGTTTTCATAGTTCTTATTTTGATATTATCTTTTAGTATAAAAGAAACATGGCGTCAATTCCAATGAACACTGAAACAATACAAATGTCGACACCTTTACAAAATCTACCACTTAAGACATCTGGTGAAAATAATTCGATAACTGATGATCCTTCTGTAAATACAGTATTAAAAGAGTTTGAGAAATATAAACAACCAGAAGAAGAACCCATTATACAAGACCCAATTTATGAAATGCCACAGATTATCGAACAACAATATGTTTCTCAACAACCGAATGATGATTTTAATCATCTAAAATATAATTCTTCACCTAATTCGTCATCATCAATATTTGATTTTGAAATTGCGAAAAGTTCCATCATAGTAGTATTGATTGTTGCCTTAATGTTTAACACAACCATCCTTGAAAAAATAATATCTCAATTGCCAGAAAACTTCAAAATGCGTATTATTGGTAAAGAAGCATATATACTTTTGTTTTTACTATTCATTATTATTTACGCTAAGGAAAAATACTTGTCATTATAATCAAAACCAGACATTATAAGACCTTTCTTATCGATACCTTGTGCACTGTACAATCCTTCATTATTGAATCCATTTGGTAATCCTTTTACCTCTGTATTATAATTATTTTTATCTACTACATTATTTTGTGCAGATACAAGATGTTCGTCAGTTATATAATCCAACAACATAATGTTGTTTGTAGATTGTGATTTATCAGCTTCGCCTGATTCTTGTAATTGTTTATTATTGTTTTTGGTGATCTTGATTTTCTTATATATTTCATAATATATCAACATCAATACAAGTCCCATAAAAAATCCAAAAAGAGAATCATATATAAGCATACACATTACTACGATTGCTAAAAAAAGTTGAGTTGTAGGATCCTTCATTTTATTATAAAAAGGGAAATCATCAAGAATAGCAACTGTTAGTAACAGCACAATTGCCAAAACTCTCAAAGATTCTTTTAGCATATAATCTTTCTATAATTAGCATTATATAAAAAAATGAATCTGTATTATATTTTTGAGTGTAATGTCTACAGTATTGTCAATACACGGTTATGGAATTTCAAAAAAAAAATACAATGAACAGATCGATGATTTAAAAAAGGAATTGACTATGACACCTACAGCAAACTTTTCTTTAGGTAATGATGAAATGAAAAGTTTCACAATATATAATGAAACTGAAAAGATCCTTTATGTTCCAAGATATTATGGTTTACAAAAATTTGGTATTCCTGACAATGATAAACTTCTTCTTGATAAAAATAAATGTGAAAATCTCGAATTTAATGGAACTCTCCGTCAACAACAATTAGCACCAGTCAATAATTTTTTAGAAGCTGCTAAAAATCCTCTTAAAAGAGGAGGTATTATTTCGGTACCTTGTGGGTTCGGTAAAACTATCATGAGTGTTTACATTGCTTGCGAGTTGAAAGTTAAAACAATGTTTGTATCACATAAAGATTTCTTGAATCAACAATTTCAAGACACAGTTAAACAGTTTGTCCCTACAGCCAAAATTGGAAAAATAAAGCAATCGAAAATTGATTACGTTGATAAAGATATTGTTATTGCGTCATTGCAATCTTTGGCTATTAGAGATTATGATATTAATATTTTCAAAGAGTTTGGTCTTGTTATAATCGACGAAGTACACCATCTTGGAGCAGAAGTATTTTCAAGAGCTTTCAAAAAAATGAATTCTCCTGTTATTCTAGGATTAAGTGCAACTTTGAATAGAAAAGATGGTATGCGTAAGGTATTTGAAAACTTTATTGGTAAATCGGTATATAAACTTGTAAACAAAGAAAAAATAGAGGTTATTGTTGAAATGCACAAATATTTCAATCCCAGCGTAGACTATAGTTCAAAGAGATTGTTATGGAATGGAAAACCAAATGTTGCTGCTATGATAAACAATATTTGTGCTTTCGAAGAAAGAACTTTATT